TCATCTGCGGCGGCTCCCGCCGTCCAGCGCCGGGCTCTTGGTGGGATCGGTGATCGTCCAGTCATCGCCGGGAATATCCGGGAAACCCTGAAAGTTCAGAAGGTTGTCAAATTTGAACTGACAGGTCTGCATCCGCTTGTCGCACCCCGCCTCGATCCGTAGCGCATCGCCTGCCACCACCTGCGCGCCCAAGGGCTGCCAAAGCTCGATCACCCGGCCCGCCCCCTCCATACGGTCGCATTTGATCAGCCCGATCAGACCCGTGGCCGCCCCGCTCAACACCCGGATCACCCCATGCCGAAACCAGTCCTCCTCAAACCCGCCCATCTCGGCAAAGCGAAACACGCGGTTCTCCTCCACCACCTCGGCAGGCCGCTCCGCAACATATCCCGGCGTATCGAGATCAAACGTGCAATCGCGATCCCCCAGAACCGCGCTGCAACTCTTCTGGAACACCCGCCCCAGTGGCACGTTGAGCGCGTCAGTAAGCCCGCGCAACTCCGCCTCAAAGGCCCCGCCCGCGCGCCGCAACTCGCCCATCGTTCCGCGAAAGATCAGCCCGCGCGCGTCCACGTCCTGCCAGTTCACCAGCCAGGCGCGCAACTCCGCCCCGTCATAGCGCCCGGCCTCGATATCTGCCTCGCGAATCGCCGCATCACTAAGCGCACCCAACGCCTCCGTATTGTCCACCGACAGCCCTGTCGTCTGCTGCAAGGCCAAGGCACTCAGCCCGGTATCGGGGCGGAACGCGATCCCCTCGAACGCCAATGCCCGGTCGTGATCGGTGAACCCCATCATCACCCCGTCGCTCCGCGTCAACGCCCAACAACGGCAGGTCGTCGTCACCCCGGTGCCCAGATGCGCCAACAGCCCGCTCATATCCGGATCTCCACCAACGGCACATTGGGCACCTCACCGGCCTGAAAACTGGCAAGACTGGTCTGGATGCGGTCGGTATCGAACCGCACCGGCACGTCGAACTCATAGCCCGCAGTGATCGCCACATCGCGATTGGGCGGCTCGGAAAAGGTGACGACGCCGGTCGTGGTATCGACCTCGTAATGCACGCCCTCGCGCATCTCGACATTCGACAGCCCCATGCGCACGCTGCCTTGCACCGGCTTGACGATGGGCCGCACCGCCACCTGCTCGCCCGAGCGATAGGTCTTGACCAGTTGAAACGCGACCGTCGCATCATCGCCGGTCCCGATCTCCTGATCGCGGTAATCCGGCGTGGCCCGGGCCACGCCGGATTTGAAATCGGTCCAGTCCTTCCAGCGAAACCCGAATAACTGCCCGCGCCGTGCCTCGAAAAACGCGATCAGCGCCTCGACATCGTCGAGCGAGCGCAGCGCCACCCCCGCGTCATAGCGCCTGCGCGCCTGCGCCCAGGGCGTATTGCGCTCCTCGAACCCGTTGGCGAGCGTGACGATATCCGTCAACCGCTCCGGCCCGCCAAGCGAGCCGAAACTCAGGCTTGCCGGAAATCTGACCTCGTGAAATCCCATGTCCCGCTCCCTTTCAGCGATTGCGTCCGCCGCGCCCGATCACCCGACCTAACTGCGCCGCGATCTGCCCCTGGCTGCGGCGAAACCCGTCCACGTCGGGCGTCTGGATATTCATCACCACGCTGACACCGCCGCCGCCCTGCGCGCGCACGCCCAACCGCCCGTCAGGACCGCGCGACAGCGGCATGACCGCCTCCGGCCCCGCCTCGCCCATCAACCCGGTGCCGCCGCGCATCGGAAACGTCACCGGCCCGCTCACCACGTCACCATTGGCAAAAGGCTGCACACGGCCCTGCGAGAAACTTGCCCCTTTGGCAAAAGGTAACAAACCCTGCACAAGGCCGCCCACGCCCTGCGCGATCAACCCCCCCAGCTGATCCGTCACGGGCCGCGTCGCATCGTTGAAGGCGGTGTTGACCATGATCGTCGCCAACCGGCGCAGGCTGTCCGACAGGCCATCACCCTCCACCACCGCGCCCCGCAGGGCCGAGCGCAGGCCCCGGCTCAGCCCCCGGTCGAGCGTCTGCACATCCTGCCCCGCGCTTGCGAAACCGCCCCGTACCCGACCCAGTTCCGCGTTGAACGCCGCCGCCATGCCGGTCGCCTGCCCAAGGGCATCGTCAAGGGCGGTGATCTGCGCCTCCAGATCGTCAGCGCGCTCCAGTTCATCCATCGCTCATCTCTCCTTGCTTGTCGGGAAAGGCGCGCAGCAGCGCCTCCAGCCCGTCGCGTGCCATCGGGCGTACGCCCCCCCGCTCGCCCAGCATCAGGCGCAGTTCCGCAGGGGTCAGCGCCCAGAACTCTGCCGGGCGCAGGCCAAGGCCCTGCATCCCGGCGCGCATCAGCGCAGGCCAGTCGAACCGCGCACTCATCCCTGCGCCTCGGGCAAGGAAAAGGCCCGCGCCAGCAATTCCGCCGCCGCCCGCGCCGCCGCCAGCGGCCCGCCCTCGATCTCGGCGCTCAGCAGATCCGACGTTGAGCCGCGCCAGCCGCCACCGCGCAGCCCCGCCACGATCAGCGCCAGCACGTCGCGGGTGGAAAACGCGCCCTCCTCAAACCGCGCAACCAGATCGACCAGCGAGCCTTGGCTCAGCGCCGTCTCCAACTCGGCCAGTGCCCCCAACGTCAGCCGCATCACATACCGCTCACCGCCGATCACCAGCGCCACCTCGCCTTCCCAGGGGTTCGCCATCGCGCTCACAACACCGTAAAGCTCAGCCGCCCCGCCGAGGCGAGACCCAGCTCATAGGTCGCCTCGCCATCATGGGTGCCGCCATATTCGATCGCGGTCACCTGAAACGGCCCCTCAATGGTACCGAAATCCGGGATCACCACCTGGAAATCCGGCATCTCCCCGTCAAAGAAGATCTGCCGCGCGCGCTCGTCACTCGCCGCATCGCGAAAGATGCCCGAGCCGCTGATGCTCGCCGATTTCACACCGGCACCCGCCAGCAATTCGCGCCAGCCCCCGGCGGATTCGAGGCTTGTCACATCGACGCTCTCGGCGTTGAAACTCACCCGCGTGGCCCGCAGCCCCGCCACCGTCTGGAAATTGCCGCTGCCGTTGAGGTCGATCTTGATCAGCAGGTCCTTGCCGTTCTGCACTGCCATTGGTCTTACTCCATTATGCTTGGGTTAGGCGCCGTCATCGACACGCGCACGAAAAGTCAGGTCGATCCTGCGACGGCTGCCACGGGTCTCGCGCCGGGCGCGGGCGCGCCAGAACTGCATCGCTATGGCGCGGCCCCGGGTCAGCGTCATCTCCACCCCCTCCAACGCGTCGCTCACGGCACCGGCCACCTGTTTTGCCTCCAGAAACCCGGCCGCCTCGCTGACCACCGTCACCGTCAGCCGGTGCCACGCGCCCGCCGCAGTGCCATCGCCGCGCGCGCGCGCGTCCTCGGGGCCGAGCGTGACGTAAAGCGGCGGCACGGCACCCTTGGGCACCGCGTCATAGATCGCATCGCCCAGATATGCGGCCAGCGCCGCATCCCCGCGCAACCGCTCGAACACAGCTTGTTGCAGCGCCGCTGCCACGCCGTAACTCATGTCACCACCTCCTCTTCGGCCCAGAGCGTGAGCAACCGCCCTTCTGCATCCTGCTCGGTCACTGACAGGATGGTGAACACCCGCCCGTCATCACGCAGCCGCTGCCCCGGCTCCGGGCGCTGCGGGCTGCCCTGCGGCGCGGCGCGCACGGTGATCCGAAACGCCGCCCGCGCCACGCTCACCCCCTCGCCCTCAGCCTCGCGCCCCGTGCGGGCACGCAAATCGGCCCAGAGCGTACCGCGCACCTCCCAGGTTGTGATAAACCCGCCCGCTCCGTCGGGGCTGCGCGCCGCCGCCTCCAGCACGAGGGGCCGGTTGAGCCGCACCGCCATCACCGCGCCCCCCCACCCAGCAGACGCACCGTGCGATAGCGCTCGATCAAGCTCGACACACCAAAGGGCATGCAGCCGCCGCTCAGCCCGGTTTCATGCCGATATTCATAGTAATGCGCCGCCAGCATCAGCACCGCCTGCGCCAGATCCGACGACAGATCGCCCCATGCCGCGCCATAACCCGCACGAAACACGATCTCGGCCACGCCACCCGGCGCAATCGACGGCAGGAACGTGCCCGCCGGACGCAACACCGGGCGATGCGCGTCGCGCTCCAGCCGGTAGAGCGCGGGCGCGATCACCTCTTCCTCATCGTCGCGATTGCGCAACGTCAGCCGCAGGATCGCAGTCACCGGTGCGACCGGCAACGCCTGCCCCACGGCATCGGACCAGGCGCTCAACACCCAGGAAAACTCCCGCTCCAGCAGCACCTTGCCGGTGCGCGCCTCGATCGCCACCAGGGCGGCCCGCAGGAAACTCTCCAACACGGGGTCCTGGATATCGCCATCCGAAAACCCCGTCCCCAGCCGCAGATGCGCCTTGAATTCCGCCAGCGGCAGCGCGGCCAGGGGCACCGCGGTCTCTTCCATCAACATCATGGACCTACTCCATATATCCCGGACCCCTCCGATCAGTGAGGCGCGCGCCGCCCGGCGTTGCACAGACGGAGGGGGGTGACTGAACAACGCCCTGTCAAAGGCCACGCGCGCCCCGGACGGGGGCCAAACCGCCCCCGCCCCGATCACCGCCCCTTACGAGACGGCGAAGCGCAAAAGCTTGATCGCCTTGAAATCGCTCACATCGCCGCCCACGCGCTTGGTCGCGTAGAACAGCACATGCGGCTTGGCGCTGTAAGGATCGCGCAGCACCCGCAGATCGGGCCGCTCGGCCACCGTGTAGCCCGCGCCGAAATCACCGAACGCGATGGCATCCGCGCCGCTCGCGATATCCGGCATGTCCTCGGCGATCAGCACCGGATAGCCCAGCAGGCGCGCAGGCTCTCCGGCGGCCAGACCGTCCGACCACAGGAACCGCCCGTCGGCATCTTTCATCTTGCGGACGGCCCCGGCAGTGCGCGAATTCATCACGAACGTGGCATTGGCCCGGTATTGCGCACCCAGTGCATAAACCAGGTCGATGATCGGATCAGGCCCGCCGATATCACCATCCACGCCGGTGGGCACATAACCCAGATTGCCCCAGGCCCATACGTCGTTGTCGATCGCCGGATGCGTCAGGAACCCGCGCGGCTTGTCCACCCCATCACCCGCGATGAAAGCCGCCGCCTCGGCGCGCGCGAACTTGTCGGCGATGCGCCCCGCCAGCCAGCTCTCGACATCAAAGGCACTGTCATCGAGCAGCCGCTGCGACGCCTTCGGCAGCGCGCTCAACTCGTGCAGCGGGATGCTGATACGGTCGATCACCGGCGTGTCGCTCTCGGCCACGGGGCCGGTCTCGGTGGCCCAGCCATGGCCCACATCGGCATGGTCAATGAGCACGTCAAAACTTGTCGCCTCGACGGCCACGACGTTGGCGACGGCACGAATCGATGCGGTCGAACTCAGCACCGAACGGATCGTCTCGGCGGTCTGCGGATCGACCAGATAGCCGCCCTCACCGGCGACCGCAGTGTTGAGCGCCTTGCCCTCAAGCTCCAGCCCGCGCAACCCGTCATCATCGCCTGCCCGCAGATAGGCGTCGAACGCCTTGCGATGCGGGGCGCCCGCGTCGGTGGCGGCGGCCAGATGCGGACGCGCCATGGCGATTGTCTTACGTTCAAACATGGTCATCTTCTCTTCCTGCTGTTGAAGTCGTTTGTGAATGTCGGACTGAAAGCCCTTGAATTCTCTCAGGAACCCCACCACGGCGGTGCTTACCTCTGCCGCCGGAGACAGATCTTCCCCGGCCCGAGCCTGCGCTTGGGTTGTCATCGCTCTTCCCTTCAGCTTGGTCTGGTCGCGCGGGGTCTACGTCCGCGCCATCTCCCGGCGGGCCGCGTCGAACACGGCCGCCAAATCACGCAAAGTCTCGTCCTCCGGGCGTTCACCCTTGGCCGCCACCCGCGCACTGGGCAGCATCGGAAAGGTCACCAGCGACACCTCCCATAGCTCCAGTTCCTGCAAGAGCCTGCGGCCCTTGTCGCTCTTGGTCGCGCGCAGGGTCCGGTAGCCGATGCTCAGCCCGTCAATCGCCCCCGCCGCGATCAGCGCCACCGCCTCGCGCGCGCGCCACGCTCTCCAACAACCGGCCCTTGACATAAAGACCGCGCGCATCCTCGCGCACCTCATCCCAGATGCCGATCGGCTGCGACGGATCGTGCTGCCACAGCATCTTGACGCGCCGCCCCTCAGCGGCCAACCGCTTGAGGCTCGCGGCATAGGCTCCTTTGGCCACCACGTCGCCGCCCTGATCGGGCGCGTCGAACAGGCTCGCATAGCCTTCGATCCGCCCCTCGTCGCTGACACTCAGCGCCGCGCCCTCAAGTCGCGCGAACTTGCGCTCAAGTCCGTTCTCCATCGACCTCATCCTTTCGTTTTCAAACTCACGGCAACGCCGCGAGTATCGGCTGAAACGCCTGCACCAGAATCGCCGCGACCACGCCGTAAACCGCCAGCCACAACCGCCGCTCCAACCGTTCCAGCGCCGCTTCCAGCCGCTCCAGCCGCTGCTGCATCGCCGTCACCTGCAACTCCGAGACCCGTTCATGCGCCTCCAGCCGCAGCGCGGGTGCGCAATCAAAGGGCTCGAACCCGTAGCGCGACGGTGGCGCGCCCTCAGCCATCCGCATCCCCCTGCGCCAGGGCGGGCAGGCCCAGCAACTCGCGTTTTTCCGCCGGGGTCAGGAATTCAGCCTGCGCCACCCGCGCCCATTGCGTATCACGCTCCGCCGACAGCGCCGACACCTGATCGAGATCGGGGCGCAGCTCGAACGCCTCACCGGCCATCCGCGCCAGCCATGCCGCCACCGCCGCCGTGACACGGGCCGCCAATGGCAACACAGTCAGCCGGTAAAACGCCCGGTTCGCCTCCTGGTAATTGGCGAATGTCGCGTCGCCGGGTATCCCCAGCAACATCGGCGGCACCCCGAATGCCAGTGCGATCTCGCGTGCCGCACTCTCTTTGGTCTTCTGGAATTCCATGTCCGACGGGCTGAACCCCATCGGCTTCCAATCCAGCCCGCCTTCCAGCAGCATCGGGCGGCCTGCATTGCGCGCGCCCTGATGATGCGCTTCCATCTCGCCCACCAGCCGGTCATACTGGTCCGAACTCAGCGCACCCTGCCCCTCGGCCCCCTTGTAGACGATCGCCCCCGACGGCCGCGCGGCATTGTCCAAGAGCGCCTTCGACCAACGGCTCGCGGCGTTGTGCACATCCACCGCCTGCGCCGCCGCCTGCAAGGGCGACAACCCGTAATGATCATCCTGCGGATGAAAGCTCTTGATATGGCAGATTGAAGATGCGCCGTCGGAAACATCAAAGCGATGCTTGCGGCCCGCCACAGCATATTCATAGGCGACAGGCCAGCCATCCGCACCCGGCACCACGCTCATCCGGTCAGAGCGCAGCACGTGCAATTCCACCGGCACGCCGACCGCGCCCACGGCCTCGACATAGGCATTGCCGGTCAAGAGCAGCTGACCATAAAGCGCCTCGAACAACTCCGCCCGCCCCTGCGCCGGGTTCGGCATCTTGATCAGGCGCAGGACCGGATGCACCGCAAAGCGTTGCTCGGCATCCTGCAGGATCAGCGGCAAGGCGGCGGCGGCCTCGGCGATCATCTTGACACAGCGAAACCCCACCGGATTGCCAGCAAAGCCCGTGCGCGCAAGGCTCACCACGTCGCGCGGGCTCCAGGCCACGCGCCCGGCCCCACCCCAGGCGACGACCCGGCCCGTCGCGCTCGCCTTCTGCTCAGGGACCGCCTGCGCCTGAGCCTCGCCACCCTGCCGGAAGAAATCCAGTATCAT